AAGAATTCTTGTGTGAGTTCCAAGGATCTTCATCAACCCTCATTTCAGGTGAGAAACTAAAGGTTCTTTCTCCAACTCCACCAATAAAACAATCTGATGGCATCACTCAATACAATAAACCAGAAGAAGGTCATACCTATGCACTAATAGTAGATGTTTCTCGCGGCAAAGGTCTCGATTATTCAGCATTCTCGGTCATTGATATTACAAAAATGCCATACAAGCAGGTTTGCGTCTTTAGAGACAATCTTGTCGGCCCGGTAGACTATTCGGCGATTGTCCATAATGTCGCAAAACTATACAATGATGCTTACGTGATGGTTGAAGTCAACGATATCGGTGCTCAAGTTTCTGATATTTTGTATATGGATTATGGTTACGAAAACCTTGTCTTTACAGAAAATGCTGGAAGATCTGGCAAACGTGTTTCTGGTGGTTTTGGCAAGAATGTCGACCGCGGTATTAGAACAACAAAATCGGTGAAAGCGGTCGGGTGTTCTGTGTTGAAAATGTTGATTGAGCAGAACCAGCTGATCGTTCAGGATTTCAACACGATTCAGGAACTTTCCCGATTTTCAAGAAAGGGGTCTTCATACGAAGCAGAATCTGGTGCTCATGATGATTTGGTGATGGGATTAGTGCTATTTGCGTGGTTGAGTGACCAGACATATTTTAGAGATTTGACTGATATAAATACGATGGCTGCTCTGAGAGAAAAGACAGAAGAGCAGATTGAAGAAGAATTGCTTCCGTTTGGATTTATTGTTGATGGTACAGATGATGACGCTAATGTTATTCAAACCGTGAGTTGGTTGTAAAAAACAACTTCAAAAAAAGGAAATGATAGTCAAGTAGCCTGAGTTGCTACTTGGAATCTGGAAATGGTGGGGGTTTACTTTTACTAGGTTGGCTTGCAAAATTTGCGAAATGATAAATAAACTAAACAAATTTAGCTCAATATAGTCATCAAAAGGAGACAACAAATATGTCATTTTCTGTTAGTCCATCAGTTACAGTAAGAGAAGTTGATCTTACGACTTCTGTCCCGGCAATCACAACTCCGCCAGCTGCAATTGCGGGGATATTTCGCTGGGGTCCAGTCAACGAGCGAGTTCTGATTTCATCAGAAGTTGAGCTTGCAAATGTTTTTGGAACACCTACAGATTTCAACGCTGAAACATTTTTCACAGCAGCTGATTTCTTATCATATTCAAATGCTCTATATGTTGTTCGAGTCGAAGATGGTGCTCTTCGTGCATCTGGTGACAACTCTGCAAATAACACAGTTTTTGAGGGTAAATATCCAGGTGAGACCGGTAATGATTTCGAAGTTTCTTATGTAGTCACAGATACGAGCGGTGATACTTCTTCATTTTCCACGGAAGTTTTTGAGAATGATGTCTTCACATTAGAGTTCGGGTCAAACTCGCTTGAAGTAGTCACAGAAGATGAGGTTGGTGATCTTGGTATCAAGATCGGAGATGTTCTATCTATCGGGACTGATGAAACTGGGTTTCAGTCACTTGAAGTTGTTTCATTAGAAAATATTTCTCAAGAAGCAGTTTCAAACACTGAAATTGAATACACGCATGAAATTGTATTCCGTCAATCATTCCGCCAGGCTGTCACTCCAACGAGAGTATTCAGAAACTGGAAACCAAGCGGTGCTGTCAATGAAGCACCTGCTGCTGGAAACATGCACATCATCGTATTTGATCGTGCTGGCAATATTTCTGGAACTGCGGGGACGATTCTTGAAAAGTTTGAAAATCTTTCATTGACGCCAGGAACAAAGGGACCAGAAGGAACTAATCTGTTCTATCGTGATGTGCTGGAACAGCGTTCTAACTTCATTCGTGCGGGTGCTGATGACATTTCTGCTTCCATTTCAACTCGTGAATATGTTCAGCTCACGGGCGGTTCAGATGGGCAGAGTGAATCTCAGGTTTCATTTGGCACTGTTGCACTTGGATATGATCTTTTCAAAGAAGCAAACGATGTTGACATCTCATTCATTCTACAGGGGGCTGCAAGAGGGCCCGATGTCACTAAATCAAGTCTTGCTAACTATCTGATCTCTAACATTACAGAAACCCGCCGTGATTGTGTTGTTTTTGTTTCGCCTAATAGAGCTTCTGTTGTTGGTGTTGCAACGGAACAGTCTAAACTGACTAATGTTCTTGCTTTCCGAAATGATATCCAGAACTCTTCATATGCATTCATTGATTCTGGTTACAAGTACCGCTATGACAAATACAATGACGTGTTCCGCTGGGTTCCTCTGAATGGCGATATGGCAGGTCTTACATCTCTAGTGGAACCCTGGGAATCTCCAGCTGGTTTCAGAAAAGGTCGTGTCCGTAATGTGATCAAGCTTGCATTCAACCCAAACAAAACACAAAGAGATCAGCTGTATGGTCGTGATGTAAATCCGGTGATCACTCAGGTTGGTCAAGGAACTGTTCTATTTGGCGACAAAACTGCTCTAGGAACTGCGACAGGTAGTGCATTCACAAGAATCAACGTTCGCCGTCTATTCATTGCTGTTGAAAAGGCAATCGCGACGATCTCCGCCCAGTTCTTGTTCGAGTTCAATGATGAGTTCACGCAGAATCAGTTCCGTCAGATCGTTGATCCGTTCCTTCGAGACATTCAAGGCCGTCGTGGTATCATTGATTTCCGTGTTGTTTCGGATGCAACAGTCAACACCCCGCAAGTTGTTGATTCAAACACATTCCGCGCAAACATTTTTATCAAGCCTGCAAGAGTAGTAAACTTCGTGGAGCTTACCTTCATTGCAACGAGAAGCTCGGTCGAATTCGAAGAAATTGTCGGTCAGCAGTTCTGAATTGATAATAAATAGAATAAACAACAGGAGATAATCGCGTGGCAAACTTCAATATCAATCAATTCAAATCAGAGCTAGTGGGGGGCGGTGCTCGCCCCTCACTTTTCCAAGTCCAAATCACAAATCCAGTTCTTGGTGTTGCAGACTTCAAAGTTCCATTCTTGGTCAAGACTGCTGCACTTCCTTCATCAACACTGGGTTCATACACTGTGCCATATTTTGGCAGACAAGTCAAGTATGCGGGTGATAGAACATTCGAAGATTGGACAGTTACGATCATCAACGATGAAGACTTTGCAATCCGCAATGCAATGGAAGCATGGTCCAACTCAATCAATTCACATGTGTCAAACACGAGATCGCTTCCACAAGACTACAAATCAGATGCTATTATCACACAATATGGCAAAGATGGGCAGACTCTTCGTATCTACAACTTTGAAGGTCTCTATCCGATCAACATTTCTGAGGTTGCAATGTCTTGGGAAACTACTGATACGATTGAAGAGTTTACAGTGACCTTCCAGTATGACCTATGGACAATTGTTGGTGGAACTACTGGCAACTCCGTAACCTAAGTTAGGATTTTTATATAATGGCTAGTATTTTTGGTTACGAAATCAAGCGAAAAGAAAACAAAGAAGATATACCAAAATCTTTTGCGCCACCGTTGAATGACGATGGCGCAGTCAACGTTGAATCTACCGCTGTTGGTGGTGCCTATGGATATTTCCTTGACATTGAAGGAACCGCTAAAACTGAATCGGAACTTGTGACTCGCTATCGGGTAATGTCAATGCAGCCAGAAGTTCAACAAGCAGTTGATGAAATTGTGAATGAGGCAATCAACATTGACTTCAATGAACGTGTTGTTGAGATTGTTCTTGAAGATGTTGAACTTCCAGATAAAGTGAAAGAAAGAATCACAGAAGAGTTTGATAATGTCCTAAGACTGCTCGACTTTTCAAATCAAGGTTATGATATTTTCCAGCGGTTCTTTGTTGATGGGCGAATCAACTATCATGTGATTATCGACGAAAAGAATCTCAAAAATGGAATTGTTGAGCTAAGATATCTTGATCCGCGTAAGATTCGTATGATTCGTGAAAATGATTCATCTGAACGCGATAAGAATACTGGTATACCGATTCGTAAGACAAAGAAAGAATACTTCATGTATTCAGAGAGTGGGTTTGGTTCATCCGTGTCAAATCCAGGTGGTGATATGCAATCACAAACTGGATACAAGATATCAAAAGACTCCATTGCTCGTGTAACGTCAGGCCTGATGAATGAGACTCAATCATTGGTCCTTTCTCATTTACATCGTTCAATCAAGCCATTAAATCAGCTTCGTATTCTTGAAGATGCAACCGTTATCTATACATTGACAAGAGCTCCAGAACGGCGCATTTTTTATGTTGATGTTGGTAACTTGCCGAAAGCAAAGGCAGAGCAATATCTGTCTGACATGATGAATCGTCATAAGAATAAGTTGAACTACAACTCCACCACAGGTGAAATAAGCGATCAGAGACGCTTCATGACGATGACAGAAGATTTTTGGTTTCCCAGGCGCGAGGGCTCAAGAAGTACTGAGATCGATACACTTCCCGGTGGTTCAGGCTCTCTTACAGATAATGAAAATCTTGCTTATTTCCAGCGAAAACTATATAAATCACTTGGAGTTCCAGTATCTCGCTTGGAACCAGAGAACATGTATTCCTTTGGTCGTGTATCTGAAATGACTAGAGATGAACTCAGATTTTCAAAGTTCATTCGACGTCTTCGTACGAGATTCTCGATTCTGTTTGATACTGTCCTTGAAAAACAGTTGATTCTGAAAGGTATTCTAACTCCAGAAGAGTTCAAAGAAATCAAAGATTTCATACGATATGACTTCATGAAGGACAACTATTTTGAAGAGTTGAAGCAGATGGAGATTCTTCGTGAAAAGATCAGCACACTTCGTGATGTTGAAGATAATGTTGGTCGCTACTTCTCACGCGAATGGGTCCAGAAAAATGTTCTGTTCATGAGCGATGATGACATCAAAGATATGAAAAAAGACATTGACAAAGAACGAAAAGCCGGAGTTTATAAAGATCCTGATGAACTTGATTCTATGGGCGGAATGGAGTTTAGCCAAACCGATCTTGAACAAGAACTCCCTGATGGTGAGCCAGAGCAGGAAGAAAATTCACTCTTGATAAATAGTAAAAAGCTGGAACAATATAAACAAAGTCGGAGAAAACGAAAATGAAGACATTCAGAGAACTCATTTCAGAAGTTGCCCAGCCAAAGAGCAAAGACGAGCTTGACTTCAAGGCAAAACATGAAATCGAAATGCTTGATCACCCAGAATCAGAAGAACATCAGCACACGTCTGAGAAGAAGGGTCGTAAGAGGCTTGCTGACTACGAAAGGGGTCAGGATATGTCTGTTTATGAGTCGGTAAAGTTTGACGGAAAAACATTCAAAGACTATAAAACTTTCAATAGTGACCGTGAAGCAAACAGATTTTTGGAAAAGAATGATGATTATGGCGTCATTGGTACTAAAGGTGGTAAGGTCTACGTTGCTAAAATGGATGACATGGGTGAAACATACGAACTAGATGAATCATTCTCTGTGTTCAAACCAATGAGCCCTGCTCCAGGCAGATCAGTTTCCAACCGTGTTCAAGTGAAAGCGTTCAAAACTTCTGATGCAATGAACAAATTCTTGGCAAAGGGAGATAATGCTCTTCATTGGAAGCCCACTGATAAATCTGGATTGAAATCTGGTAAATACAAGATGGATATGAAGCGTGGATCTGATGGGAAGCCTGTTCGCGACTTCATTCGTGAAGGAACTGACGATGATGTTGAAGAAAATGCTTTCATGGGAAAAGCAGCTGCTGCAAAGAAAGCAGGCAAAGACAAGTTCAAGTTAGATGATAAAGAGTTTCCAGTAACCATGAAAAAGGACACTGCCGATAAGATAGTCGAGTCAAAAGCACCAAGGGATTTTAGAATGTTCGCAATGACAGCAGAAAGAGTCGGAAAAAATCTCGTACAGCTTGCAAATGACGTCAACCGCCTGGATGGAATCACAAAGCAAGATGTCACAAAGGCTTTTGAAGAAATCAAAACGGAGTTCAATAAGCTTAGTATGGCCTCAAAAAGACTATCCGAATCAACCGATCTCACCGAAAACTTCAAGCAAGGTTCACTGACTCTAAAAGATGGATCCAAAGTTATTATATCAAAACAGAATGCTGATCTACTAAACCAAATGCTTGATGAGCTCAATCCACAAAATCGTCGGCAAATGTTGAAAGTTGCAATGGAAGATGAAGATGGTTTCAATGAAATCCTTGGCTTTGCAAGAGAGGCACTATGATGATCATTAAACCTATTGCAGAG